ATAAGGTGAAGCAACAGGCAAATGATTTGCAGGAATTGGCTCTTGTCCAACAAGTGTCAATGTGTAACCGTTTAAGTCACCCATTGCAGTACCGTTAGCAATAGTTCCTGTTGTTACATCCATTCCGTGATTAAGTCCTGCTAAAAAGAAATTGTTAGCGTTCGTCTTAATTATAACGTGTGGTCTACCCCAAGCAAGTAATTTCATTTGTCTTGTAGTTTGTGCATCTAAACCTTTGATTGTAAAAGTTAAAGTTTGCTCAACAAATGTTGTTCCGTTTTCACGTGAACTTGTAATTGTTTGTTCAAAAGAATTTGCACCTTTTAAGTCGTACTTAAATAAACTGAAAGTTCCTGCAATAGATTTAATTTGGTCGGTAATGTCTGGATTTGCAGGTGAAATACCATCATAAGTAATTGCGCCTAAATCTCCGTAGTTAATGAAGTAAATACTTTTTATACCGCCTACAAACTCTTTACAAACTTCAGCTCTACCGTGTGTTAATAAACAAGCCATTTTGTTTTGTTTTTAAATTATGAATAAAATAAAGCGCAGTTGCCTACGCTTTTTATTTAATGTTATACTCCGTAAAGAACAACGTCTGAACCGATACCATATTGAATACCTGCGTTGTAACGTAAAATAACTCTTACATTGTTTGAACCGTCAATATCCGCCATATCAATAGTTTTCACAAGTGAGCTATCATTTAAAAGTCCGCATCCAAAATAAAGGTTATCAACTGTTGTTGCAATCATATTGTTTGCTCCTAAACCGTTAGCCATAAAAATTGGAATACCGTCGTAAGATAGACTTCCGTTTGTGTACCATTGTGTTCCCTGTGTGTTTGTTCCGTTTGCCCCTAAACCTGAAGCTGCAAAACCACCCAATGCACGAACATACAATTTAGCAATCTTTTGAGAAACATAAATTCTTAATCCTTCGTTTCCGTAAAGAGTTGCAGGAATAGCGTCTACTACTTTTCCTATTTCAGCTATAACAGTTGTTGCATCTAAAGTTGTTGTTAAACCTGCAACGTCGATAACGTCTGGGTCTGCTAACATCAAAGTTTTAAATCCGTCAAACTCTCCTGCTGTTGCGTTTGTTCCTGCCCAAATTGTAGTTTCAATTTTAGCCGCTACTTTAGCTGCTACGTGTGCAATTAAAAAGTCTGCAAAAGTTTTAGGCAACGTCTTGAACGCTGAATAACCCATACTTGCCGATTGCCAAGATTGTGCAAGGTCTAATTTGCAAAGTTCAAGATTTACTTGAAATTCTTCAGTTGTTAATACTCTTTCAGTTAGTGTTACCGTTCCTGAAGCTGTGAAGTTACAAGTTGCGTTTGCTACGATGTTTCCTGTAGCTACTTTTTGCATAACTTGTTTGTAAGCAACGTTTGGAAGTATAGATACTCCGCCTTGCTCTAATGTTGGTGCGCTTAATAAAGCGGCTGCTAAATACTTACCTGCAAACTCACCTGCGTAAGTTGTAGTAATTACTGGGTTTGAACCAAATGGCATTTTGTTAAGTTTTTAAATTGTTAATACTAATTGTTTATTTTTTCTATAATTGAATCCATTATTGAACGTGGTCTTTTACTTGCGTATTGGAAATGTTCAACTTCATTCGTGTTTTCAGGGTTAAACGCAATTGGTTTTACGTCTGCAAGTTCGGTTACTTCGTTTGTAACTTCGTCAACTTTAGACAACTTTTCTAATTGTGCTTTTAACTCTATATTTTCTTGTGTTAATTTTTCTATTTCTGCAAAGAACGTTTCTTTAACTACGCTTTCAATTGTCTTCTTTGCGCTTGGTGTTGCTTGTGCTTCAACTTCTTCTTCTACTTCTGGAGCTTCTTCTACAACTTCTTCTTCAGTTGCAACTTCTTTTATTTCTAAAATAATTCCTTCAACTTCTACAACTAAAATACGTCCGTCTTCTAATTCATATTCTCCAATTGGAACAGGAATTTTTTGCTCGTCTTCAGTTACAATAAAAACTTCTTTGTCAGTTTCAAAAGTGTCGGCTTCAAAAATTGTTATTCCGTCCATTAACTTCATTGTTTCCAATTTAACTTCCATTCCTAAAAGTGTTTTGATTTGATTAATTACGCTTGTTTTCATATTTCGTGTTTTGTTTATAATATTTGAATTACTTGTTTTAGGGTTTTTAAATTATCTTCCGCTTTTGTAATACGAGATTTAACTAATTTTAATTTGTCTTCTATTTCATTTATTGGTAATCCTAAATCTTTTATAGTTCCTTTTAATTTAGTTAGTTGAACATAAATATCTTGATAATTTTTTTGAACTCTATTTTCATAACCTATTGCTTCTGATAATAATCCTTTTGCCTTAAATGTTGCTTCAAAACCGTTTTGACTTTGAACACCAATAGTATCAATTTCTTTATAAACATCTTGAATAGTCCCTAACTCAACTTCGTGCTTTGCTAATTCCGTTTTGTCGGATAACCTGTCGTAAACGTTTTGTAGTGTGTTCATATATTTATAATTTAATTGTTTATTTTTTGTTGTATTTTTAAACTTAACGTCCTTGTCGTGTATAAGTTTTAACGTAATTTTTACTTGACTTTAATTTGCTATTTCGTGTTTTTGCGTGTACTCCTGCACGTTTAACTTTCGGTTTTTTAAGATGAACTTTAACGTTAGTTTGCTTCGCCATTTGCTAAAATTATTTATCCAATTACTTTTTTTGCAGAAGTTAAATCTTTTAATATTTGTTCGCCTTCTAATTGAGAATTTTGATATAAAACCTGCATAGCATTTTGAAAATCAGTTGGCATTGCAACACCTAATTCTTTAGCTTGTTGTTCTACTTTTAATCCTTGCTTATAAAATTTTTGTGCTTCAAAAAATGCTTTATTTCCAATTTTTAATGCTTCATCTATTTGACTTTTTATTAATATTGTTTTTGAGAAAACGCTATCATATTGTTTTTTTACTGAAGCACTTGCATTTTTAATATCGTCAACTAAACCTAATTCTACTTTTTGACTTGCTAACTTTGCTTCTACCTTTGCAGTAATATCTGCAATAATTAATTCTTTAGTTGTTTTCATTTTCCGTTATTATTTGTTTTATTTTATCTATTAAAATTTCATCTTCGTTAATTAAACTCATTTCGTATTTGTCTGCAAAATAACCTTCAATAGAAAATCCTTTTACTTCACCTAATTTAACTTTGTTCCAAATTTCATCGTTGTTTACTTTCATAGAAATAACCCACGTTCCTTTTGGAAAGTTAAAACCGTAGTTCATACTTTTGTCGTTTTTTCCTTCTGTAATCCAACTTTCGACAACTGACATTCCGTCTAACTTTTGTTTATGTTCTAAAGTTGCGTTGTTCTGGTTGCTATTCATAAAGAATAATTCACTTGCTTTGCGTACCGTATCTTCACTAAAGTAAATATAGTATTCTTCGTTCTTGTCGTTCTTGCGGTAAATTTGTTTGTTAGGAATTAAAGCCGCTCCCATTAAAATACGCTTTTCAGCATCAACTTCTTTTAACTCTATTTCGTGTTTTTTAAGTGCTATAAAATCGCTTTCGATTGCAGGACTTGACACAACTGAAACTGCGTCTATTCCGCTTGTCTCGTCTTTTTCGTCAATTATTAATTCAACTATTCGCATATCTATTTAATTAAATTATTGTTTGTTTGTTGTATTTTCTAACCGCCTAAAGTTGCATTTGCTAACCTGTTTCGGTCAAGTGCTTGTTGTGAAGTTACTTGTCCTGAAACTACATAAGCTTGTATTGGTTGTTGGTTTAAACTTGCTAACTGATTAACTCCACTTTGTCCAACTACGTTAAATTGTGGTGCGCTCATCGTTGGTGCTGTTGCACCGCCACCGCCACCACCACCACCACCACCACTTGCGCTTGGTGTTTCACCACCTTCAAACTTTGAAGCGGCAATTTTTTTAATATTCATTAAACCTGCTGCAACAGCACCTGCAGCGGCTATTGGTGCAAGTACAGGTCCTACAACAGGAATTCCAACGGCTGACTTAAATGCCGCAGTTGCCGCCGTATAAGTATCAATTGTTGCAGAAGCAATATTTGCAGCCTTTTGTATATTAAAAGCTGTTTTTTGTGCCTTCTTATTTTTACCTGCAAACAAAGTTGCTACGTCTGCAAACGCTTGAAAACTTCCTTTGACTAAATCTAATTGTTGTTGTAAAAGAGCGGCTTTTTTTTCTTTTTCTTCTTTTGCTATTTCTATTGATTTTTCGCTTGTTGCTTTTTCTCCTTCAAGTCTTTTAGTTCCTGCGGCTACCATTTCAGAAATAACATTTTGAGAATTTGTTAACCTTATACTTGCGTCTGCGTCATCATATTTTTTAGTTATTGCTGCTAAACTTAAACGCTTTTCTTCTTCTAATGTTGAAACATCAATCTTTGCTTTTTTGCCTTCTTCAATTAATCTTGTGTATTTTTTATTTATTGCATCAACTTCTTTTTCTTCGTCTGTTAATTTACTAACTCTTATTTCTTCGTCTAATGCAAGTATGCTTTCTTTTAATGTTTTAATACGGTCTAATTCAACTTTAGCCGCTTCTTCGTTTTGTTGTTTAATAGCATCGTTATGCGTTTTGTTTGATTCTTTTAACTTCGTGTTTTTGTCCGTGATTTCCTGTTGAACTTCAACTGCGTTTTTTCTTATAATATATTTTTTATTTTTTAACGCTTCTTCTAAATCTTTACGTTCTTCTGCGGACGCTTTTCGTGATTCAATTGTTATTTCTCTTTGTTTTTCGATTAACTCATCACTTGCGCCAGAATTAATTAAACTTGCTAACGTATTCTTGTTTTTCTCGTATGTATTTTTGGCTGTTGCTAAACTTGCTTTGTTAAGCGCAACTTCTTCTTCTGCGTGTTTTAGTGCCAACGCTCTTAATGCTTTTGTACTTGCACCGGAAGCTTTCGCCATTTCGTATTCGTGTCCGTTCTTTGTTTTTAATGCTTCACTTGCACGTTCACTTGATTTTATTTGTTGCTTTAAAGCCGCATCATTTTTTTTAACTGCTGATTCGTTTTTTACTGTTGCTTCTGTACTTGCTTGAAACATTTTTATTAAACCGTAACCGGCTGCTATTAAAGCAATAGTTGCCGCTATAATTGCTCCGATAGGATTTAACGACATTGCTAAATTATAAGCATATTGAGCCGCCGTCATTATTCTTTGAACAATAGTATTTGCTTTTAATACCGCTCCAAGTTGTTTAAAACTATCAATGCTTTCTCCAATTGCTTGTGCGCCTGAAGCCAAAGCCATTGCTCCTTGAACTTTTAACAAGGCTTTTTCTACGTCTTCGTTTTGTTTTCCGAACGTAGCCATTGCACCGGTAACAACTGAAAAGCCACCTGCAACACCTGTTAACGCACCGCTTAACGCTTTAAACTTTGCGTCTGGGTTAAACGCATCAGTCAACGCTTTTGCATCGCCAATTTTGTCTTTAAGAATAGCTGCTTTCTTTGCAGCTTCAACCGCCTGTGCTGAAGTCGCTCCAAACTTTTCAGATAATATAGCAACTTCACGTTGTGCCTTTTTTAATGCTGTTACTGTAAAGTCAAGATTTGTGTTAACTTCTAATTCAATTACTTTTTTTTCAGCCATTATTCTTTAGTTTTTTCTCTATTAACCTTTTGCGTTGTGCTTGTTTCCATTGTTCTTTTATGGAAGTAGTAAATTTATATTTACCTTTTGCGATGTCTATGTTTTCACTTTCTCCGTAAAAATCACTTAACAAAAGCATTTCTATTATTTTGTTTATCATTGTTGTTCTATTATTATGTAATTTGTGTCCGTGTTTCCGTTAAGGTAGTCTGTGTCTAAACTTATTGTGATTGTTCTTGTTGCGTTTGCAGGAACTGTTACTGTTAAATAACCTTCGCTTGTAAATAACACGCTTGACAAAGTAACGTTACTTGCATTTGCGCTTTTTGAAATTCTTACTTGTGTAGCTCCATTACTAAATAAAACCACAATTTTGTGAACAGAACCACCTAAAGGACTTGGTGTGTAAACAATTGGTTTAACTTCTGCAAAATCACTAATTAACGTGAATGATACATCGCCTGTTGTCAAGTCGCTTTGCATTTCGTTAATCATATAACGTTTGTCTCTTATTATAAGTCGGTCGTTTAACTGAAGTTGTGTAAGTAAAGAAACAGGAAGTATTGTTTTAACTTTTACAAGTCTA